CTACCTCGTCGTGCATGACGTCCGTCTTCTGGAACTGAGCCATGAATACGTGTGCCATCTTTTCGATGACCGGAGCTCGGGCGAAGTCACCCTGAGCGTCTACCTCGTCCGGAGAGTATACGACCCCATACACGAGTCGGTGCTCTTCATCGAGCTTGTGTATAGGTACGAACTTCTCTACCGACTCCCCACCGAACCGCTTCTCCGTATCTTCGAAGCCATCGAGCTGCTCCTTGAGATTCTCCGGAAGCCGTGCATAGATCGGATCGTCCGCCTGATAGGATACCGTTTCGATTTCATCACTTCTGAGCGCAGCCCGTATTATGCGCGATAGCACTATGAGTTGCTCGTCTTCCGTGTAATCTTCCCGATTCTTCTCCTGGTTGAAGTAGCTCAGCGCTGCCCGAACGAACTCGTCAGTTATAGGGTAGCGGTAGTTGACCGGATCAGCGTAGTCTTCCGGGTCTTCTGGATAGCCGGAGGGAGGCGTCAGGTTCGTACGTTCCTTTATCCCTATGCCATACTCCCCAGAACGGTCTTCCTGTTCGGCGTGTAGCTCCTCCCGCTCCTCTTCCGTGAGCTTGCACATGGGCGCACGCACGCACATGAGGCGCTTGGCCAGCTTCTCCGATAGGTTCATTATCATTTTCTTGCCTCCTTTATCTCAGCATACCCATTGTTGATGCTATGCTATCCGTTACGACTTTTACCGCTTTTCGAAGATCGCTGCTCGAAATGTCATTCCCCCTGAGCCACACCTCTCTACCTATCGAATCTGAATTTGACTGAGAAACACCATCGATACTTCCAGCGAGATACACAAGAACTTGGCCATAACGCAGCCTGTATATATCCCTCGCCAATAATTCCGCAGCAAGCCTGTAAAACTGATCGTTCTTCACACGATCCTTATGCTGCTCTCCAGCAACGGACACGGTGTTCCAGCTTAACAGTTCAGAAGCCAACTTTACCCTTGCCCCATCAGATAGCTTCGACCAATGCAAAGAGAAAGCTCGCTCCTCACGACCATAGGCATCACGATAGCTCTTCCATGCCTTAGACACGGCATCCCTCTCAGAACCGATATTCTCTTTCCGAGTGTAGCGCAACGCGAGAAGGTAATCCGTAGCAGCAGATGCTTCTGGAAAAACTTGTCTATACTGATTCTCCCAAGCGTTGCGAACAGCCTGGGCATATCCCCAACTCTCTATCTCGGTAAGCTCACGCTCAGGAGCCGAAGCGAGCGAAAGGCTCACCATCGAATTGAAGTACCGAAGCCCCGCAGCGACTTGTGATGTGTAGAGAGTTAAGCTCGCCTTCTCCATTTCGAATAGGCCATCGTCGTTCCATCTCCCCACTATCGGGGGCACACTCGCATCGCCAGTCTCTAACCGCTTGAGCAGCACTGGATCCAGCTTACCATTTGCGGGAGCAATATCATCGAAGGCCAACACTGTCGGCCAAAGGTACCGAGTCGGGTCATCCTTGAACTGCGTAACAATCACATCCTGCATCACTCCCGAATCCAGTGGCGCGAGATCCTTCGTCAACTCTATAGATTGTATCCCCACAAGATTATCGCTCTCCGATGGAGCAACTCGACCGATAGCTTCCCTGAGCCTAATAGCACTGGAAAGCTCCTCAGGGAAATCGTGTAACCAATTTGGCTCCTCATCAATAGTATCGGTTAGAATGTTAATACGAGGAGAAGAGTACTTGTCCTGCTCAACCTTCAGCTGGTTCTCGAACCGCTCTTTCCAAACCTCGTTGTAAGGATTGCTCATCCTATACTCCCCGAGCTGCATATTTGAACTTCCCGCCGATGGGTACTATTTCAAGCTCTTCCAATTCGTGGAGGTCGCGATTGGTTAACGTAGAGAAAGCGATATCGTCCTCACCAACTTCAATCGTTATCCTAACTCCCGGTCTCCCCTCGGGACCGTCAGCTTCTCCATGCATATTCTTAGCGAAACCGTCCGCAATCTCTGGAGCTCCAGTCCAAGACGATAGAGAGTCCGTAACCATCTCCCCTGTAGCAACTCCATCCTCCGGAAGATCCGATCCAGACATGCGCTTATACCCTCGCTCGCCTATCCCCCTATGAATATGGATCTTCCTACCAGGACCGTAGACCTTCCTAAATATCTTACGGTTGATGGCCCGCTCCAACGACAAGAGCTCCTCAACATCTCCCCTTGAATACCCCAAATATAAAGATTCAGGCTTCGTTAGCAATTCATCAACGAACGTTCCAAAAGATCGGAGCTCGTTAGCATTATCATCAATAAATTTGCTCGTATAGTATGTAGACCTATTCCAGCGCTCACTGACCACACTTTTCATGAGCTGCGCACCGCCCGACCGACTACTCTCTACCCATTCATCCATAAGATCTATCCTGAGATCCATAAGACTCATACCGTTCTTCGCGATCTTTTTCTCCAGTAGACTTTCGTACTTGTCTAAGTGATTCGTAACGACACTCCTATCCCTGAGAGTATCAGATACGTACGCAAAGTCACCGCTCTCAATAAACTGGTCAGCGATAGTTCCTAACCGGTATCGCTCGTCATCAATTATACCATCTACTTCCTTACGAGCTTGCTTATCGGCTTTCGTAACTTTCGCAGCTTGCTCTTCACTATCTTGAACCTTTCTTCGTTGAACAGAGACAGGATCAGCAGTTGGTTTTATTCGCTTTGCCTCTTTGGTAGCTGGCTTCACCACATTCGCTTGTGGATCTGTAGCCAGCTTAGACGCTGAAGATGTTGTAGTGCTTTCCGTTCCTACATCTTCAGCATTCAGAGAAGACCTACATTCTCCATGAAGTGGGGGGATTACCACACCTGCTTCAGCCAGCTTACCAGGATCCTTCTTACTCCCACCGATGGTCTTAACATCCGAAGCTGACATCCACGGTACTGCTGCCTTGACATCGTCTGGGCTTGAAGCGCCCATGTAGCTGTCGCGGATTATGGTCACTTGCTCAATAGTCCACACTGTTCCTTCAAGGTATTCGCACGTCTCACTCGTCCGTTCGTCCAATGGGTTGAAGAATACCACAGAGACAATTCCTGCCAATTCGAAGACCGCAACCTGCCCCATATTACGGCTCGTCTGTACTGCTGAACTGGCAACGACTGAAAGGTATGCATCACTCTTACTCTCCAGCTCTGGAACGACATCCCGAAGAGAGGCTGCTATATCCTTTCTACCAAAGCCTTGATCCAGTCCCTCCTGCACTGTTCTGGATACAGCCATCCTCAAGTTCTTGTTGGTGGTCTTCCCAACCCAATAGACATTATTGTTCGAGATAAAGTCTATGGAGCGCTGATCCCGAACATTAAAGCCACTCATCACTTTCTGCGGGTGAGCGGCTACCTGTCCTGCAGCATACGAGGCAGCTACCGCACCTCGTATTTCACCAGCTGCTTCAGGAGTAAACTTCGAACCAACTACATCATCCAAGAGAGTAATGAGCTTGCTTCTCTCAGCAGCCTTAACATTTCCAGTCCCCTTCGCCAGCTGGCTCGATGCCTTCTTGATGTAATCACGAGATTCCTTATTGAACTTCTTCCGCAATTGGCCAGCCAGATGTTTCTGGGTTGCCATGAAACTGATAACCGGATCTGCCTTCACCACGCCTACGAGCACCCCATCCATAATTCGTGGTGGGGGAAGGATCATAGCGAGTATTTGCTCTACGGAATCGTAGAGTAGCTGTGCAGTATCCTTACGCATCGTGCTTGGAGTCGTCTCCCTTGTCCCCTGCTTCGCCATACAAGTGTTTAGCGAGGCTATCCCTTACTACGAGCAGCTGCTTCGTCAGGCGACTCGCGCCTTCCTCGTCGATTTCCCGCTCTGGTGAGTCCGGAGGTGAAGGCAGCGTATCGGGGAACCACGCACCAGATTCTATGAGCTTCTGGAATACCTCACTCGGCATATCTGCCCAAAACGCATTCTTCGGCAGCTGAATATCCTTACCGAGCATGTCCCTCACCGTCTCGAGTATTGTCGTTGGCGTGATAGCCCCGATCTTGTTGAGCCTGAACAGGACGTTACTCAGGTCGACGATATCGCTCGGTCGGTATGCTTTACTACGATAGTTATGGTACAGCACACCCAGCACCGGGAATAGCCGCTGAGTCATGAAGTCGTCGAAGCTCTCCCTCTCTGGGTCGAACACCTGAGCGTTGGCGACCTTGATTGCTGCCTCGACCGTATCCCGGTTGTAATCCTCGCTCTCCCCGAGCAGTACCTTCGGGATGCGGAAACTGCTACGTACCTTATCCCGGTTGTTCTTGTCGTACTTCTGGAACAGGGCATCGTCAGGGAGTACCTCGACCAGTGGCTTGATGTCTATCTTCACTGCAGAAGATGTCCTGTCCCAACCTGCCTCGGCGGGTTCAGCTTCGAGGAGCAGCACCTTGTGGGCATTCTCCACTCCTCGGCCTTCTTCGAGCAAGTTGCGTATCTTCTCCTCACTCTGCTCCGTAAGCATACCGCCGGATACCAGCACTGCGAATGGGAAGTGCCTCCCGTTGATGAAGTAAAGGTAGTTGAGCTCCTCACTGCTACGACTTCCTACTGCCGATAGCATGTTACCAATCCACCGGGGTAGCCCATAGTCGCTGCCCTCCCAATGCAGTTTGAAGTGGATCATCTCGTTGGCGAGCTGATTGTCACTTACAGCCTTCTTCGCTTCCAATCCTGTAGAGGCAAGGATGTTGCGCTCGTCCCCAAACTCCTTGAACCGGACGAAAGCGCCACCACCGCTATCCACCTGTACGAAGCGACGCCAGCGTTTCCAGCGGTCTACCTCTACGATCTCCCCACTCTTCATAACTTTCTGCTTGACGAGGATCGGATCCTTCTCAGGGATGGTGAGCTTTATCGACTGAGCAGGCACATGGTTTATCTCAGCGACCGCACCCTTCCCGTCACGGATTATTTCCCAGTAGGCGTTACCGAAGGACTCAAGGTCACGTCGCGTTCGCTTGCGTATCTCCCGAAAGCTCATGTCATAGTTGACGTTGTTGAAGAAATCGTTCAGGTCGTTAAGCTCAGTCTCCGCCTTCTCGTAATCCAGATCTTCTGGGTCTACACCCTTCAGTCGCTCGAAGAAGTGACCGAAGCCGTCGACGTTGACCTCCATAGTAGCGATACATGCCCCGAGCACGTTGCTCCGCTCTATCACCGTGAGGAGATCGCTATAGTCGTAAGGCGGATCGATAAGCGTATGCTCACCCTTGTACCGTTCCCATGGCTTCTGTGACTTGCTCTTGTCAGGTGGGCTATCGCCTTCGCTGCCGACAGACTTCACCAGTCGAGGAAAGATGTACTTCGCTCGTACGTTCCCTGCCTTGGCTTGCTTCATCAAGCTGACGCCCACTTCATTTCTCGCACTCATCGCTGCCTCCTTACAGGCTTTCCAAACTCCGGAGTGAACCTCGCGGTCTACTCGGTCTCTTTCTCATTGCTCTTCTACGGCTGGGTCGCTCGTCCTTCTCCTGCTCCTTAATGAATGACGCCACCCCGTAGCGCTCAGTGTCCATACTGTGATCCTTATTCCTGCAAGACGGGTCTACATCGTCAGTGACTACCCCGTTCATGATCTTACGACGGTAGCCCTTCTTCTCGCCGCGATAATTATGACACCGCTTACACACGAACTTCTGTGGCTTACCACTCACAGGATCAACCTTCTCGAGACCACGTACTATACGAACGCCGGATTCTCTTGGGTTGAACGCCTTCGTCATGTGAACGCGATACCTCGCATCCTTGAGGTTCGCGTACTCGTGTGCCTCTTGCGCAGCAGCTGGGTCACTATAATCCCTGACAAAATCTCTGTCCCATCGAGTGACTACCGATCGGGCATGCTCCTCAAATAGTAGGTTTGCCCCCACGTACTCGTCGAACAGATAGTAATTCCACTCCGGACTAATCCACCAGAACTGGCATACCGTAAGCGAGCTTGCCCCATGATCCCAACTCCTGAAATAGATTCCCTCTCCTACAGGCGGGGAGAAGTCCGGGATCACATGCGGTGCGCCGTCGAACCATTCAGGGTAGAACTGTGCCTTCTTAGTCACCTGTCGGCATTCCTTCTGCGACTGCCACGTATCCGGATCGAGTTTCTTGAATTCCTTGATCGTATCGACGATTGGTATCCACCCCGTACTGAACGCGAGGTCCCCCCTACACGAATGCAGTAGCACGCACTCACCGCAACGCTCCCACGCCTTCGTGCGATACTCTCGTTTCGGGTTGTCCATATCCTTGACGATGTACCACTTCCGCTTCTTACCCCGCCTCTCTATGCCGCAGGGCTCGCTGACTTCCTTATAGCACCACGTCAGGGCAGTAAGTCCCATCTCGCCGACGTTGTCTATCATACGGCTCATGTTACCATCGGCGAACTTTATGCTGCTGATCATGCTGGTAGTCGAGGGGATACCGTTCTTCCCCTGCGCCACCATCTGTAACTCCTCCAATACTTCAGAGCCCATCAGATCGACCTCGTCCGCCCGTACCTTCTGCGGATGTGGGGAGTTAACACCATTGATAGTGCCCACCAACTGTTCATAGGTCGCACCATGATTCATCTCCGTCATTTCCATAACGCTTCGCACCATCATGTCAGCGATAGCGGGGTACGCAAGGATCTGAGTCGTGTAGCGGTAGCACCGCTTCGCCTGCTTATCGATCGCACCCACGCTGGCTATCTCTATCTTTGGCTTCCAAACGAGATCGGCAGCATTTGCCACCGCTGTCGTCCACGTCTTTCCTCCACCACGAGGACCGCTTACGAGCAGGTCATTTCCCGACTCGAAATATGAAGCTGCCAGATAGTCGAACGGTGTCTGGTGATCTTGGCATACGGGCTGGAACGGGATCTTCACACCCGTCAGTCCAAATGCCACGCGATACAGATCGTCGCGGGTCGCGATGCCATTCTTACCTTTCCGGAGGAAGTGATCTACCACCGCAAGGCGAACAGCCTCATCGCTTGGTTTGTCTATGGCTACACTCATGTCGCGTCTCGTTCTACTCCCTGTAAGTCGAAGGACAGGGTCTGTTCCTTCCCTGCCTCTACTTCGCCATTAGCGACGAGCTCGCCCTTTACATACAGCTCCCAATCGTCGCCCTCGACAAGCTCGTGAGTCTTTGCATCAGCATCGAGCTCGATCGTTGTTAATGCATCCGTCTTCTTGGTTATACCAGAATCAGCCATTCGTTCACCTCAGCGAGATTTCCTCTATCAGACCATCACCGTTTAGCAGCTGCCAGCGTGCAAATCTGTCCAGTGCTCGAGGATCATGCAGGTGCTACCCATTCCGAACAATCCTCCTGAAGAGTCTGCCCCGCTACGAGCCGTTTCATGAAATCCCTACAGCCTGCCGCACACCCAGGATCGGCGCTGACCCCCACCTCGAGATTGCCACAGTTAGAACACCGCTTTTCCTGATCTGCCATGTCATGCCCTCCACGTTCCGAGGTTGATCACTGACTTCTTCGGGGTCGGAGTAGTTTCCTCAGATTTGAAAATTATTCGCAAGACGTAGTCTGGATCGATCGCTGACGCGGCTTCGTTAGCGTCAATCGAGATCTCCTTGTCACCATTGATAGCGTACTGTCCTCGGCACATGTACGGACCGTTCACGAAAATGAAATCGCTTCCACCCCACACAGGAACGACGATTCGACAGCAGCAGTTATCGAAGTCAGCGAATGCACCACGCCCTTGGCCCTTCTGGATATCGCCACCTGCACAGCAGGAGTCGGCGTTCTGGCCGCCAATGTAGAAATCAACAGTGGTTTCCTTCTTGTCGCTATCGTAATTAACCTTAATCCTGTCAGCGGATACGGCTACCCCATCGTCATGCGCAGCCTCGAGAGCACTCGTGAGTGTTATCTCCTTCGCACTTGGGTCAATGCTCAAGATAGTGAGCGGTCCCTCTTCCCCTGCTTCGTCCTTGTCTATGAAGAGCTCCTGACTTTCGGAGAAGCCCCACACGCTGTCGACAGTGATGACCGTGTCGTCTATAGCCACCGCACCGTCGAGGGTCGTCTCGAACGTGAGCGGGGTATAATCGCCCGCTTCATTGTCCTGGTTCATCGTGAAGCCGAAGCCCTCTGGCTGAAACGACAGCTCGGCACGGTGGAGTTGCGGCTTGGTCTTAAGAGCTGCATCCCGCTCTTCATCAACCGTTGGCTGTATAAGTCCTCCCAGCGTCCAATCTCCCACTCACTCCACCTGCCTTTCTACCTCTTCACTACCGTTATTCCAGACTTCGTACTGATGCCCACCCTCTCTGGGCAACCCACACTTGAAGTATCTCGCAGACTCGAACACGGAAACGACCCTGTTGGCCGTCCACGAGTATGTAACCTTCTTCGAGAGATTGCTCAATACTGGCGCACCTTCCACCATAGTGCAGGTCTGATACCACTCCTCCGAGACCTTCCTGTTCTTCTGCCCATAAATCGTCTTCTTATGGACAGGCTCATACCATCCACCGTCAGCGGGGTCGTGGGCCGCTACGAGCGCATCGAGCGCCTCCTTCTCCGGAGCTGACAGGGCTTCCTCGAATGAGATCTGCAGGTTGTTCGTTGCCGCTCCGCTAACACTCACCGAAGCCGCTTCCTGCGCGATGGCCTCATCTGCCTTTATCTGCGCGATCAGCAGATCGGTGTCTACGCTCGCTTTCGTGTACGTGTAGGTCGTCATCTAACTCCCGCCCTGCTTACTCCGCGTCGAATACCGCTATCGCCGAGTTGATGGTAAACATGATATATTCACCGTCTTCGTTTGGGTACTCGTAGACCGTATCGTCGCCGACTACGATCTTGACGGTGTCGGTCGCCGTTAGCGTGTACGATGCTCGCAACTCGATCACTTCTTTGTACGGCTTGCCGGTCGGATACTTCGTCACCGGTGAGATCGGATCGTAACATACCGCCACGACGATACCGCCGACTGCGATAGAGACTGCGGCGATAGCTGTTAAGAGATGTCTATTCATTTTATTACCTCCTGTTTTTACGGCGCAGCTAATACGGTTTCAGCCGTCGCGCCATTTATATTTGAAAGATATCGAAGTTCTCCGGTAGCCGTACCGTCTGATCCATCATAAGCGTAGAGGATGGCTGTATTCGTAGCCGGATCGCTCGGAGCGTCGCTGAAAGCGAGAGAGATGCCGCCGTATGAAGATGTACCGTCATTCTCTCCGATGATAAGAGCGGCGTCGTTTGTGTCGACTTCGTTAAGATCGCTGACACCGATCCCGACTTTCCCGGTAGTGCCTACGCCGGTCGACGCTCCGACGGTGAGCGTCGAAATGTCGCTATTAAAACCCACGACCAGCGAACTTCCTTCCGGATTGTCAAGCTGATTTACATTATTGACACCGCCGCCAATTGCCATAGAATCATTCGCACTACACAGATCGCATGGCTTGAGATAGCTTCCGAACGCATACGCTCTATGCCAGCCGCCAGCGTTATAATATCCGATCATCATATTATTAGAACCGCCTGAGGCGTTGGCGTATCCGAGTGCTGCGCTATTTGCGTGCAGAACCGAATTATAAGACCCGGCAATTATTGAATAAATGCTTCCGCCGGTATTGCTAAATCCTGATACAAGCATAGCCGTGCCGTTATTCGTATTGCTGATCCCAAAAGTAGCCGAGCGGCTTCCAGTTGTATTGCTTGTGCCGACCGTCAACGAACCGTTGGTAGCGTTCCATTGCATCGAAGTATTAGCGTCAACATCCGAATAGCCTGTAATATCCGCCCCATCGCTGCCCGTGCCGATTCCGACAGTAATGTTGCCGACTGTATAAATATCTCCATCGGCTTGAATCTCTGCACCAGTGCCAGCATCGTAACCGCCATTGTACTGAGTTTGTGTGAACGTGCCTGTAGCAGCACTAACAGTATTTACAGCACTTATGCTTTGCGAAGCCGTTGCGTTCGCCACAGCAAGATCACCATACACTGTTAATGGTTGTGTAGAACCACCTGAACCAATAGTAGTACCCGAATTGTTGGCAGAAAAGATGCTGTTGTTCGCTGAGTCCCAGACATCTATTGAGCCGTTATATCCATTCTTACCAGCTCGTAATCCTGCAACACTGGTTTCGGGTACAAATTGTAGAGAAACTATCTCTCCCGCAGCGCCAAAGACACCTACACCGTGAAAGTTCGTGGGCTGGAAGTGCCCCATCAGGAGTGTCCCACTTGCTGTGCTTTTTGCTGAGAATAAATTAGCGTCGAATCCCGGTATTCCAAAGCCAAGCAAGTCAGGCTCATACTGGAACGTTGCTCCTGATGTAGCTACAAGTCCACCGAAGTTTGTAATGGTATTTGATGCCATATCAATACTGCTTGCTCCAGCACTATTCCCAGCTACGAGAGTCTGTGCAAGGGTTTGCGAACCACCACCACCACCACCACATCCAACACAACTCAACACGGTAAGCTCTCCGTCCTTTGTAAGCGACCAGTCTCCATCATCGTCGGAGAAGCCACCGGAAATCGTACTTGTGGCAGCGCCATCGTAAACAACCAATACACCTGCCGTAGCCACTCCGGTTATATCTGCTGAAGCCATATCGACCTGACCGCTGAATGATCCATTGTCAGGATCGAGGTCGCCGTCAAGTGTCATCTTGCCGGTGCATAAAATATCACCGTCTGTTTCGACCGTACAACCGCTGCCGCCTTTGTAACCTCCGCCGATCTCGAGGTCGTCGGCGACTTCTAAATCTTTTACGGTTGACGTTCCCGTGTCAGAAGCTATTGTTCCATCGACATCGAGGTTTACATCACCAGAGCTGTTGCCAAGTGTCATTGTCGGGGTCGAGTAACTCAGGGTAACTGCATTCGTATTGTAGTCGAAAACATACGAGTCCCCCTCATCAATGTACACATTGTTCCCAAACTGCCCAAAGCCCGAGAAGTTTCCGTTTGTTGATACCAGAGCTGGGATAATCGCACCATCAATTGTAACGAGGGTCTGGAGATACACGGTAGGAGAAGCGGTGGCGCCCTCACCCACTACTTCTTCAAGAGTCGGCACTGTTCCGTCGAGTGCTGATCCGTCCCCGTAGAACTTTCCAGACTCCGATGTAATATCCCCAGTTATAACCGCGCTGCCCGAAGCGTATATATCCTCGGTCGCTTGAAGTGTACCTGTCGCCGCAATAGTTCCTGTGGCGTTGATGTCCCCGTCAGACACTATACCGGAGACTTTGATTGGGGAGAATTGCCCGAAGGCTGTCACGCTCCCTATCATTATAAATAGAATCGCTGTTGCCAGCGACTGTGCTACTTTCTTGAACATTCCGTACCTCCCCTATGTCCTTGTTGCCGTCCAGTCAACGTCGCCCGTGTAAGCTGCGCCAACGTTGATCGTGAAGCCCGTGTTCGCTTTGCTGCTCCACCATGTAGTGATGTTATCCCCTATGGTAAGGGATATCTGGTAAGCGGCGTCGTCGAACTGAGTTGTAAATGTAACACCCTTGCTCGCCTCTCCCGTGAACGCGACAGAACCTCTCTTCTGCTTCGAACCGTCCGCACCCAGCAGCGCCGCTATATGAGCCTGCGTTACGAGTACGAACTCTTCGTTGTCTGTCAGTTCTAATGTTGGGATGATATCGTCTTCGATGACCAGCTTGTTATCCGAGCTGAGGGTTATCTTGCCCTGTGCCAAAACGTCAGCGATCTCCGCATCACTCGGGAATAGGGCAGTTATGTTCAGCTCCCCACCGCTTGCTGCTATCGCTGTGCCGAAGCCAAGCGCCGACACATCCCATAGGTTCGATGCGTGGTCGTTGACAAGTTTCCGTAGTCTTGCCATCCTTTACCTCCTCAGCCGTTAGTTGAAGATCATCAGCATCGCTGTGACGCGAGGCCGAACTGCTGCCCCAGCCGTAACCTTTACCGAGAGCCGTTCCCCTGCGGGCACCGTTACCCCGAGGTTCCCAACGTCTTCGCTTACCTGCCCGGCAGTGACTGTTACTGTCGCGAGGGTTCCTTCCGTATCTCCGATCAATTCCACCGTGAAGTCGGAACCTTCCGTCTGGGCAATCGTAACCCGTATGTGCCCGAGCGTCATGCCTTGAATGAGCTTCGCGCCTCGGACGTTACTCGGTTGCCCTTCATAGTCAAGGTACTGATCCGCGATGACCGCTGCTGGACGCTCATAGACGAGCTCCAGCCGATTCGTGTCAGGTAATTGTAATGCTATCCCGCCGCTCATGTATCTTGTAAGCTCGCAATCCCCCAGAAGTCAGCAGTACCGCTCGCCGTCTTGAAGTCAAACTCCGTGACAACCGTCCCGATGCTCAGGCTACCCCGAGGCGGGATAGGTCCCCAGTTCGTTCCGCCGTCGAAACTCACCAGCAGCTCCGTATTCGTGGACTTGTTGACTATCAAGATGTTGAGCGTGCTCTTCCCGAACGCATATGTGTCCGGGGTAACAGTCGCCGTATCCTCCGGGATATGATGCGGATCACCGGGGTTGACCTCGACCTCACCGATGGTGACTTCGAAGCTTCCCTCCGCAATATTGACAGGGATATTTCCTTCATCATCCAAAATGACCTGACACGGGTCGTATGCATGCGGTCCCACGTCGGGGCGTGGGTATAGAAACGGTGGTAAATTCCCCTTCCTATCCAACAGGTCGGGGCTTTGGCTTTCTTCAGTTACAACTGCATCTGGATCTGGTGCGGGCATCCCCTCACCTCCTTACCTTATTCCGCGTTATTCTTAACCCAATCAGTGGCCATTTCGAGATCCCATTCTTCTGCCTTCGAGAACTCGTAGTAAGCTACTGCGGGTCGATCGACGTCTCCATCGGTGCCCTTGATTATACCGGAAGCGACTGTGATACCTTTCTCGAAGTCTTCACCTTCGAAGTCAGCCTTAGTTATCTCGGCTTCTTCTCCGAAAGTCTCATCAGGTCTGATGATAAACTTCACAACTTCCTCGGTTTCCTCCACGCTCTTGTACACTTCACTGGTGCCGAGCGTTTCACCGATCGTAACACCCATCCGCCTCTTCTGAGTTTTGCGCCTGCGCCTTCTATCTTCAGCGCACCCTTTCTCATCTTTCTCCATTATCCTTTTCACCTCCTCTCTTACTGAACTTGTCAAACTCTTCCCGTAAATCTGTGATCGTCGGGTAGCCCTCTCGGTACCACTGACAGGGGACGCCCGTTCGATATGGACAATGCTTCCCCTGTTCTACCCGAGCCTGCGGGTTATAACACATTCCTGCTACTCCATATGCGCATGGCATAGCGTTCCTCCGACTTGCCTGCTAAAAAGTGGTGGCCTCAGGGTGTCGGCTCCCTTTGCGAAGCCACCGGAACTGGTTGATACCTTCAATCCTCCGAAGAGGAAGAAGAGGCTTGCTTGTATTTATTCATCAGCCGGAGGCAGCTCTTACAGGTTACTTCTTCTGCCTGCTCCCCTGTTCGGAGCTCGTCTCTGATGTCAGTGAGGTGCAGGTTGTCAGTAGCCCTACCGCACAGCGTTACCAGCTGATCGGTGCTCCCGTGTACGGTTCCCGTGGCGGCTTTATATAGGTATAGGGCTGCCGATTCCGTCTCGTTCGTCTCTGACTGCTCCTCCGGTGCCTCAGGCTCCTGTTCTACGGTAGCTTCCTCGTCCTGCACCACTTCCGGGTGTAGCGCACGCCATTCCTCCCGAGTCCAGTGCCCTCTGTACATCTTCCTCACCTTACTCCTACAGTGAGCGCACGGACGCTCCCCACCCGTGACCTGTGAGTACTCCTTCTTGCAATCCGGGCAGTACCACCAGAATAGCTTCGCTTCTTCGCGGGTTTCTTCAGTCATCGTAGCTTCTCCATTTCCATGCCGACAGTTGCAAGCAACTTTATAGTCCGGGATACCGCTGCCGTATTCTGGAAGGTCAACGTCGTATCCGGCTTGTCCTCCCCCGCAGTGAATATCAACTGCCCTCTTCCATCCGGAAGCATCTTGATACTGATGCCTGTAGCCTCGAAGTCTCGAGGTGCTGCTCCTCCAACTTCTACACCGTCTTCAGTCATGGCTTCAACCCTTTCTTGCTGCACCACCGAACATAATCAATCCACAGTCGTTCCCACACATCCGGAGGTGCTGACTTCTTCACTTTCTTCACTGTTATCTCCATACCACTCCTCCACTTCCCTTTCGTAACCTCTTGCCGACAGGTCCTCATACAGCTCCATAGCTACTTCTTCCTCTGGGCTGAGCTCAATCATCGTACCCGCCACCTGCTCCATGTATAGCGAGGTGTGAGGCTGGGTCTCCATCAGTTCAGTACCTCGCTCATGAACTCTTCGTCGTCTTGTAGCTTACGTCGAGCTCGAGAGATGGAAGAGCTCACCGACCCTGCTCTGAGCTCTTCCATAGCAGCTATGTCTCGCGGCGGTAGCCCAGTAGATCATCAGCAGCATCTGTGCCTCTCGAGGTCTTACTCCCACCCTCCGCATCTGATCCGGCAGCTCCTCCCTGGAAAGACGTATCAGTGCCTCTTCCTCAGCATCAACGTCCTGCAGTTTCCAGCGCCAATCAGCGAGCCCTACACTACTCACCACCGGAACGCGGTGCTTACGAGTCTTACTCCAACCTCGGATGAAGTTCACCATATTGTTCCGAGCTACCTGTATTGCGGTGCTCCGTGCGTACTCCTCATTATCTTCATGCTTCCTAAAGTGCTTCACCAGCGCGAGACGTCCTTCTTGCAGTAGATCCTCACTGATGTATGCAAACATCGTACCGAGCGACTTGAGCGCCGTCCACGCTATAGCGTTCACCTCGTCCTCTGTTACGATAGGCAGGGCTTCAGTCACAGTGAGGTTCTCCCCCTATCTTCATGTTCGGGTTACTCACCCTGCTCAGCTTCTCCTGCGCTCGATGCAGCTCAAACAGTGCTTCCTGTTCCGGAGTGAGCTTCAGCTCTTGGTTGAAGGCCCGCGCTACCATAGCATACGTCTCCTCGTCTGCGAGCTCCCCGCTTACCCCTACCACAGCTGCTGGTCGCTCTACATTGGTGTGGAGCGTCGTCATGTGGCACTGAGGGCAGTGGCTCCTGTACTTACCGGGGCTGATCACTTCGTCCCCATTCAACAGCATACACACGTTACCACAGACTGCGCATCGTAGCCATTCTTCTACTGCGCTGGTAGGGTCCCTTTCCTCGACGGTTATCCGTACAGGGATAGGCATTCCCCTGCCGCGGAAGGCGTCCCACGCTGCTTGCGCGCCCTCGTCGTCCACCAGCCCTCTCCCCATTTCGATAGCTTGTGCCGCTTGCTGGGGCTCGCTGGGCGAGTGGTGCAGGGCTACCGCGTGCTCTTCCTGCTGCCCTGCAGAATTCTCAGGGGCTATTTGCTTGCTGCCCATTTTGAACGAGTGGGGAGGGGTAGCATTTTGGGAGTCCGGTAGAGCCCTTCCTTTAACACGCGTGCTCCCCGCCTTGCCCGCGCATACCCCTACGATGGGATCCTCTCCCAGCATGCCCCCTATCTCAAGAGCCTGTATACCGGGGGGATAAGCCGTACCCTCTTCTGAGAGATGACCCCTATCTGGGACCCTATTTGGTGCCGGAGCTACCACTGTGAGGAAGCGCAGGGTGTCAACGCTACTGAGCACCCTGAGTACTGCTCTCGTGGTGGCCTCTGTGGCTTGGTCATGGCTTTGGTACTGTTGGTTACTCATTGCTACCACTCCTCAGTGTTCCTCGTACTCGCTGGGTGCCAGCGTTATAGCACCGCTCGGTAAGTCTTCCAGCCCGAGGAGCTTGTCTACTGCTCGCTGCTCCTCAGGGGACAGATTACCCTTGACCCTGAGCCTATCCACTCGTTCCCTCGTCAGTACCCGTTCATCCCCTGCCTTGGTTAAGTCTTCAGCGATCGAGGTACGGTTCTGTTCTAAGCAGGCCAGCCGCAGGCCGAGCTTGTCCATGATACTGAGTAAGTCCTTGGCGCTGATAGGCTCCTCGGGGTCACTGATCTCTTTACTGAGTTTATTCAGCACCGACTCCATCACTGACCACATCCTGTTGATGACCTTGAGGCGCTTGGTATCCCTCTCTATAGCAAAGGTATCTCGCTGTGCTCGCCGCAGTTCCTTCTGGAAGGCAGTCTTACTGAGCCCTGTCAGCTTCCTGGCTTCGGTGGGACTCTTGCCCGTCATCGCCTCGGCTATAGCCAGCTCCAGCTTCTCGGTGGTACCGAACCTGTCAGCTTGCTTCTGCACGTCTAAGACGTCCGGCTCGGGTTCCGGGGTTGGCTTTCGTATCCTCGGTACACGTTTCATAACCCTTATCCTCTCAGAGCTTGGCGGGGTAGGATCGGCTTTAGGGGCTGGGTCCGGTTCATCCAGCACGAGGGCAACACGAGGTAGCTCGTAGTAGCCTGCTCCCTGCTTGGTATAGAAGGTTCTCTAAGAGCAGCGCTGCTTACCCGCTTATACGCCTACTACCTACACACCCACCGTATAGAGATCCGGGACCAGCACCTTCTTGAAGAGATGACCCTTCCTACCTTCTGATGTCTTAGCCTTTCCTCCCTGTCTCGATGTAGCTGACCCTCATTATAGCGTGTGCGTGCGCGCCATGTAAAGACGCTCTCGGAGCGGTGGCGTATGCTTGGCTCGCACCGCACACGTGTATACGCTCACGCACGCGTAGAGAGGTTGGGGTCATAACTTGTCCAGTCGTAGGTAGCTTACGACTCATGCAATATCGTCACTCCGTTGGTGAACGTGGTGAAGGTTAGTCCTGCCTCTTTGATCTGCAAGCCGAGGTCATTCTGCGCGAGGAACATCCTCAGTAGGTCTCTCATCTTCTCCATTGCTTCCGGAGTCTCAGCTTCAAGGGCTATCCGCTTGATGTCTCCGGGATGAGCAGCTTCGTACAGCGTCTCGATGACTATGGCTATCGTGAAGCCCACGGATATTCGCGTCGCTGGTAGCCACTTGCCGCCTTCCCAATATATCATCTGGTAGCTGCGCCCGCTGAACGGTCTGTCGTACATCTTCTTGACGTTCCTCTTGACCCACTGAACCTTTGGGTTGAAGCCGTTGGGTCGCCACACTCGTACCGACTGCACTCGCTCATCCTCGAACTCCTCTTGCATCTGCTGCACTGCTTCGTCGAACGATTCCGTTGGTCGTGACCGTAATAGGTTATTGCTGTCGTCGAATACTTCCATCACACGTGCTCCTTTCTACCCGCTTCGTCGTATGCGTTACCGTAATGTTCCCTCCAGGCTTCCAACCGCATGGCCTCTATCTTCTTGGCCAGCTTCTTAGCCTTGTCACCGTCGCCGATCACCGCGAGTCCTACGAGCTCCTCCATCTTCTCGACGATATCCGGGCTGCGGTCACACCTCGGGACTTCCTTGTTGGCCATGCGCATGTCTGCTCGCTTCCGCATCATGTCTTCGAGTTGCTGAATAAACCCTTCCTTACGATCCGGCTCGTGCTTCATGATGTACAACAAGTTGCTGGTTGCTGACATCACCTCTTCAGCGAACCTTACCCACTCAGGCGATCGCTCGTGGTGTGGGATGCATAGCTTCTTACCTGCTATCTCCGTCAGCTTCCGTATCTTGACAATATCCCCGACGCCGTACGACTCCTTCTTCTCTGACCCGTGG